GATCATACATATCCCAACCCGATATTGCATTACCATTTTTATCATTGTAAGTAACTACATCATTGTGTATAATAATGTTAACACGTAAACCTCTAGAACATTGCTGTACAGATGCTGGAAATAATTTAAATGTTTTGTAATCTATTGTGGAAGGTGTACTAATAGGATAGCCCATTATTAATCCAGGCCATACTTTATTGATTGTATCTATTTCTAAACCTAAGTCTAGATCTTGTCTGATAACTGATACAAATATTGGAGCATCATATTGATTCATATGTTGCATTGCCATATTACATGAAAAATACTTTTCTTTGTCAGTATATTTTTCCTGAATAATATCGTCTATGATGTGAGTGAATTTTGCAATGCCCATGCCAAACTTTTTACCCATACGCTTTGGTGTAAAATCTGACATGTTAAGATTGATCCACGGGTTATAAGAAATACTTATAACCCGCTTCAATATAACTTCTTTGCTGTATTGTTCTAGAATGTCTAGTTTATCTTCTTGCGAAGGTGCTACAGTTAAGTTTTGTATAATTTCTGATAATAGATGTACTTTGCTCATACAACTATTTATGCGATTAAAACTATACTTTATTTTGGTTTATTAATAAACTCAAGTTCGTCGTCAGTGTAAGGCCACATTATACTAACTCGTTTTCTTTGTCTGTTGTATAACCAAATCTTCCTCTGTATACTTTTCCACCGTCAGCAATATAATTAATATCGCCTCTGCAAATTCCGATGTCATTTAATTCTGCATTACTTAGTTGTTGTAGAGCTTTATAAGTTGCATTACGACTTGAACGTTTTGCTCTTGCTTCTAATACTGTGTTAAAAGCATTTTTAACTGTATCACAAATTGTACAATAAGTTTTTGATAGTGTTAATGTAGTCATTTTTTTCTTCTCGCTTGTATTTCGTTACGTACTTCGTTTAGTTCTAACATCAATGCTTTTGCTTCTTTATGATATCCTTGTCTTGCAAGTTCACTAGCGGCTTTTGATCTGCCTGCTTGTTCACTCATTTCAATCATACGTGCAAATACTGCACTGATTTTTACGCCTATTACTTCACATAATTTGCATGTTGTTTGATATACTGTTGCTGTAGTCATTGTTAGATCCATCCTGTAAGGTTTTTGTTAGTAGATAAGTCAGCTCTATACTTAGGTGGCTGACCATTGTTGGCTAGCATGTGTTCATACGCATACGACCAGTCTTTTCCGTATTCTGTTTTGGCGTAAGTCAATAGATTTTGGTCAATAGCCGCACGTGGGTTTCCACCAAATATCCATGACAGGCCACTAAAAAAGTGTTTTGTCATTTTCATTCTCCGTTTATGTGTGGATGTTTTTGGGAAAGCATCCATTTGTTTTGCCAGTCTCTCCTGGCTGCTACCACTGCGCCTATGTTGCCACTGCGCCACTTGTAAGGCATGGGTTATGCCCTGGTCTTTCCCGAGTGCCACTCATTTTTTCTAAGCTGAGGTCGCTTTTCTTATTACACATCTATTTATCAAATAGACCTCTAAAAAGTAAGTAAGTATTGTTGCACTATAAGCATATACGAAATGCTTTAAACGCATAACTGACTACGTCTTAGTTGTTGTGCTTTCGTATGTTTTGTTAAACTGATTGTTAACACGAACAAACGTAGTGCATTTGCTAAGTTGTTTAAGTTTCATTGCACCTGCGTATGTACATGTACTACGCAATCCGCCTAATAAGTCTTGAAGTGTGCTAGCAACGTCACCACGATATGGTACAAGTACTTCACGTCCTTCACTACTTCGATAATCTTTTAATCCACCAAAGTGTTTAGTGTTTGCCGCATCACTACTCATTCCATAAAACTGCACAAACTTTTTTTCTTCTACTTTATGTACACGATTGGCCAAATGCTCGCCAACTTGATATTCTAGTTCATTAGTTTCATAGTATCGAGTAATTACGTCACCACCGCCTTGATTATGGCCAGCAAGCATACCACCAAGCATTACAAAGTCGGCGCCGCCAGCAAAAGCCTTAGCCACATCGCCAGGACAAGTACAGCCGCCATCAGCGATAATATGTCCACCAAGTCCATGCGCCGCATCTGCACACTCAATGACTGCACTAAGTTGCGGATACCCGACTCCTGTTTGGATTCTTGTTGTACACACACTTCCTGGTCCAATTCCGACTTTAACAATATCTGCTCCACTTAAAATTAACTCCTCTGTCATTTCTCCAGTAACTACATTACCTGCTATAATTACTAAATTAGGA